ACTTTTGCATACCAACCGTTTGATGGTTTAGTTACGAAACCGCTTTCGAGAGCAATATCAAGTAGACCAGACCAGCGACTAATACCGCCATCAAAAGATACATTGATAGGGATTTTAGATTTCTCTTTAACATACCTAGACTTCTCCACATTAATAATAAAATTATACCCAACAACTTCGGTGCCATCTTTCTCTTGTTGGCGACCAATAATATAAATGTTATCAGCAGAATAATAAGAACCTGTACCACCACCCACGATATCTTTCGGGAACATACCAATCTCTTTATATGTATGATTCACTACAATCATAGGAATATCTTTTAGATTCAAATGTGGAGTGACCATACGAAACAAACTCTTCACTTGTTTAGCACGACTCATATCAGCAACAGATTTACCTTCAAGTGCATCTTCTACTTCTTTCTTTGAAGCTAGATTGCCAATAGAATCAAGGACAATAATAAGTTTATCACCACGATTGATATCTTGTAATTGCTGCATAATATCAAACTTCAATTGTTCGATATCAGTCAGTGGTGAGTGAAGAACTCTTGATTGATCAATACCAAATGTTTCAAAGTATTTGATTGGTGTTCCAAATTCAGAATCATAGAACAGCATCACAGCATCTTTATATTTGTCCATGTATGCTTTAGCCATCAACAGACTGAATGCTGTCTTGAAGTGTTTCGATGGCCCTGCCCACATCGTAAGACCAGGAATTAAACCACCATCAAGTGAGCCAGATAATGCAACATTAATCATTGGCACTTGTGTCGGAATAAAATCTTTCTCAGTAAAGAATTTGGAATCTTCAAGAATAGCACTATCTTTAATCGTGCTGTTCTTTCTCAATTTGTCAAGTAAACTCATATTGTCCTCGTTTATTTAAAAAAACTTTCTAATGTATTTGTTCTCTCTGCTTGCCATCCTACGCATTGCATAATCAGCTTAACTGGATCTAGATATGCTTTTTCAAACTGAAGATCATAATCTATGTAATCACCCAATTGAAATTCTGGTGGCAATCTAGATGGATATGAAATGACATTATCTTTGAACGGATTAGGTTGTTTTAGATAGGTAAACTTTATCTTCTCGCCTTCTTGAATCAATGGATACTTTTTAGTCAGTCCGAGCTTTTTCAGATTATGATTATATAGCAATGCACCCCTAACATGAATGGGTGTTCCTTTGGAATAAATGGTAGAACTATTTGTATACTGTGTTAGACCATTAACACCACGTGGAAATGATATCTCTTCAGGAGGCAATCCTGAAAAAGAACTCTTGAATTCACCAATAAATTTCTGAACATCAATCTCATTTCCATTAATAATTAATTTAATAGTATCAGACATTTTACCACGAATAGATAACGGTGTTGAAGATTTTACCATCTCAAGACCCATGACTTTCATATGAGGCTCTTTATACTGAACACCTTCATTGTTATACACGTTCATGATATAACGTTTCTTAGCAGTCCAAATACCTTTGTTTGCCAATGCTTCACGTTTCATCTGCATTTTCTGTTCGAAGGCATGAACATACTCAGCAAGTTCCTGATAACTCTTATCGATATATGGTTGAATCTTATCTTCACAGACACGATCCATGAAGGGGATAACAACACTAACATCTGTCTTGTCTGAATAGACTTTATTAACCAATGGACCAAGCCTGAGATAAATTGAATCTGTATCTGATGCGATAACATAGTCTTCATCTGTCTTTAATAGTTTATTCATATACTGATTCAGTTTCTTTTCGATCCAACGAATCGATAACTGACCAGCAGTCGTAACAGCAAGTGCCATTCTCAAATCATAAAATCTAAAGTATTCAGAACCAAGAGCACCATAAGCACTATTGAGGGAAACTTTCTTTGCTAATTGCAGGTTGTTATATCTTGCAACACGCTTAGAGATTTCATACTTCTTATCAGGATCAGTTTCATTCTCATACTCTTGCTCTGCTACTAACATCATCTTCTTAAACTTCTTCCGATCATTATACATTTCTTCCATCATAGCTGGCAAGAAACCACGTTTCTTTGTATCAAAGAATTGACCATTTGGTGTAAGTGTTGCATCAGTAAGCTTAGATGTGTCCACACGTTTCTCTAAAAGAGAATCGACGGATATACTAGAAGAAATTAATTCACGCATTTCTGGTGTATAGTCTTGTGGTTGAATCAGTGTCTCTGGACTTATATTGTATTGCATCATCAAATGTGGATAGAGTGAATTCAAGTCAAACGATGCTACCCAATGGTGCATACCAACTTGTGGGTCTTTAACATAGGCACCTTCAAATGCGCCATCTTTGCTAGTATGAACATTAGGTGGAACAATGATGTTTTTATTGAGAAGATACCCATAGGTCAGTGCATCCCACATTCTTGTCTGTGCAAAAATATCCGTGTAATTTGTCTTTGTATCATATGCAAGAGTTAAAGCCAATTCAATTAATTTCAACTTATCTTCAAGTTTAAAAATTAGATCAACGTCTTTGATGTTGTAATCAATAAACTTTTGATAGTCTAGTCGGTATAACTGGTGCAGACTTTCAAATTCATCATATGATATTTTACCTTCGCCAAGTTCAGCTTGAGCAATATTATCTAGTCTATATGATTCTTGAGACTTACCGCCTGGTGCAAACCAACGATACAATTCAATATAATCAAGTGTAGCTACTCCTACAATATCATATGCAATGTTTGTTTTATTCATTGCATATACTTCTCTCTGATTAATCATATTCCATGGCGATAGGGACTTCATTTCTGGAGTGCCTAAAAGCTTTTCGAATCGATTAACCAGATAAGGAATATCAAAGAACTTGATGTTCCAACCAGAGATTGCATCAGGACAATTTTCTTTCCAGAATTCAAGAAAGACTTTACACAGATTATATTCAGTGCCGCACTGATGATATAATACATCATCACTTTTACGGAAGTAGGGATCGCAACCAAATACGTATGTCTTTCCATTAAGAAATCTAACTGTTATTGCTGTGATTGGTTCATTGGCTAGATATGGATTTGGAAATCCATTATCTGATCCAACCTCAATATCGATCACCGCAATGCTTAGATGATCTTGATCCCATTCAATAGCACCAGGAAAGTTCTCTGCAATAAATGCATAGTCAAATCTATTATTGCCATAGATTTTAAAATTAGAGACTCCCTTATAACTCTCAATGAAATCTCTAGCTTCACCCATAGAACCAAACTTCATTGGCTCAAGAGGATCACCATGAAGAGATTTATACTTGGTTGAATTATTGGAAGGAACAAACAGTGTAGGACTATAAGCCACTTTCAGCTTAATTCTTTTACCATTCTTTACGCCTCGATAGAGGATGTTATTCCCAACAGTCAATACACTTGTATAGAAATCCATTATAATGCAAGAGAAGATGCAACTTGAATACCTGATCCAAAATACTTGCTATATGCATTAAGAATTTCAACTTCAGGAGTTAGGACAGCAATGAAATCTTCATAACAGATTGCAATTCCAGTATTAAATTCTTCAGTATAGATAAGATATGGTGAGAAGCCAATCATGCTTTCGCCATTAGGTGAATTCTGCATAACAACAGCAGCAGGTTTTTTGAGAATTGCACCTTGGTCATTAATTTCAACATCAGCGATCAAATTCATACCACTTTTCATAGCAATAACTCTAATCATTGGTTTTTACCTCATAAGAAAGATCAAGCACAGAGAGTGTGACCCATTTTTTAGGGAACAACATTTCACGACCACGGAAGTCGTCTTTGTTGTATGTAGGATCGTCAACAAGACCGATCAGTTCGACCATCTTATCGTAGTCACGATAGACGAGGTCATATTTAATTGCTACGGCCAAGTTTTCTTGCTCGGCAATTTTTTTCGCAACAGATTTAATATTCATTGATACTCTCATAGTTAAAATAATATTATATTACAAACAGAACTAAATGTCAATACTACTACACGTATTTACCTAAATTAGGTGGCTTCCATCCTTCTGGTTTAAGAACTTTGCCGTCTTCTCTTTTTATTACTTTCTTTGTTACAGGATCAATCTTACTCAGATTGCTACGTGCAACCTCAGCCCAAGCACCAGAAACATCAAAGCCCCTCATCTTACAGAAACCTAAGATTACCCAGATCATATCCATGCAAGCATCCAATTCTTCAACAGGATCATTGGCAATCCTTGCATCTAGAAATTCATAATACTCTTCAGTAATAAGAGTCTGGTATAAAATCATATTAGCATATGTTGAAGGTTGATCACATGCATCAATGAACGTATTAACATCTTGTTGCATCACGGTTTGATTTCCATTTTTTTTATGGAAGGAGTGGTTAAATTACTAATAACAATAACACCACTTTCGTCTTCAATTGATAATTCATCACCAATTTGCCAGCCAATATCCGCCATAAGGTCATCTGGTAATTCAATAATAGCATCGCCGTTGTCGCAAATTTCCAATACTTTGCCGGTATAAGTTTTTTCCATTTCTTTATTTAAAACCTCTGTCAGGATTATTTCAATCAATCGACTGACCGTGACTCCACGATCACTGGCCATTCTACGTAAATCATCAACAAGGGACTGTGATAATTCCAGAACTACATTAACATTTCTACTCATTATTTACGACTTTCACTTTCTTTAAAGATGCCTTGGCATTCTTCTCAAAAGATACCTGTGAATCGATCATAAGATTTTTAAATGCTGTTCGTTCCTGTCCAAAAAGATTGGTCAGCATTTGCTTGGTGGTCTTACGCATTTTGAAATTTTTATCTGTTTTCATAATTATACTTTCTGTATATACATTATACATCAAATTGGAGGGAATGTCAAGGGTTTTTACACCCCTGACAGGTAAACATGCAATTATTTGGTCTCAATCTTATATGCATCTAGATTTACCAAGAAAAACCGATTGACGTTTTCCTTAGCGAAGACTGAAACGAAATTGTATCCGTCTACTGATTTTACATTGTGGATGTCGTTACAATAGACAATTTCACCGTTGAAGATATTCTTCAATTTTAGTGTCTGATTCATAATATGTCACCATTAAGTTCTTTTTTTACCGATATTATACTTACTTACCAATTCCCATTCATCTTTTTCTTTGAAAGAAATGATCTTGATCTGATGAATAGGTGCTATATTGTTTTCCATAATCTTTGGATTAACAATCTTAACTAGACCCCAATCCTGTAACAATTTAGCAATGGCATTCCGTCTTTGGATATCATTTTCTGATAGATTAGAGGGTTTGCCATCCAAATCAAACAATTCTTTGAAATGAACAATGTAATATTGTCCCTGTTTATGTAGAATGTGGCAAGATTGGTATAATACTTTTTCTTTCCTAGAAGAAACACCAATTCTTGTTAGTGTTTCTTTTACTTTAAGGAAGTCATCACTTTGTTCAAGTGTAACTTCAATGAAATCTAATAAATTTACCATATTATTTCCTTAATCCACCGATATCGGTTTGTTCTTTTAGTTTTTTGATATCTTCATCACTAAGTAGACTGAGAGCCTCACGTGCTTTTTGAGAGGAAAAGGAATAATACTTCTTTACACATTCCAAATCATCGTTTTTTTCAGCTTTAATCCACTTCGCAAACGGTCTTTTTCTGGACCTAATAGTATTTATAAGATAGACATTTTGCATATCCTCGTCTAAATGAGAACGGCGATTCATTTCATTAGCTTGCATGATGCAGTCCATATGAAATGAAAGCCCCTTATTCACTAGAAAAGGTTTATATTCCCTCTTTGTAGCTTGATCTACAATCAATTGTTTCTTAGATTGCAAAATAGCATTGATAAAATCAAATGGACTCATTTTGCAGCTAACATGAAGAGTCCAATATTAGAGAATGCATATCCAATATAAGCAATAGTCATGCCAACATTATCAAGTCTGTATTGATCAAATGCAACATAACAATAGATTGCTCCGGTTAGCAGAATCAGATTAGCACTCATTATTTAAACTCCAACGATACCATCAACTCAGTCAGACAGGCAACTGTATTGATTTCTGGATCAGCAACAAAAGCTTGCTTATACTGATAATCAGCAAGAATGATTACAGCTTGTGGAATACTGGCAGGCTGCAAAATATCATAAAGTGAATCATATATCTGCCGATATAATGAAGCAGGATCAATATTATTAATTGCAACCCATTTCCGAATTTCTCCAAAGTTTTTCTCTTTTAGATATTTTGTAATCTCACTGATACTACTCTGGCTAATCTGTGCAAGAATACCAGTATCGATCTTACCAAATTTTGAATACCGTTGGAGTTCATTAATGATACGCCGAAAATCAGGAAAGTATTCTTTGATAACTTCAGCAACAACACTGTTTTCAAAATCAACTTTCTCTGCTTCAAGTATCTTAATGATTCGCTTAAAGAATGATCCTGCCATTCTCTGCTTCTCATCAGCCTTCATAGTAAAGTCTATGATAGCAAATCTAGAATGAAGCGGCTCAATGATCTTGTTTTTATAGTTACATGTAAAAATGAATGAGCAATTGATAGAGAATTCTTCAATGAAACTTCTCATCGCTGGCTGAACGGATTCAGCGTTTAGATAATCAGCTTCATCGATGATAACTACTTTGCGGCCACCAGAAAAAGACATTGTTGAAGCATATGATTTGATCTTGGTTCTAAAGGTATCAATAAGTCTACCCTCATCTGAACCATTGATTACGAGGTAATCACAACCAACTTCTTCACACAATGCTCGGGCAACAGTAGTTTTACCAATGCCAGGTCCACCACAAAGTAACAGATTGGGAATGTTCTTCTGATCTACATAAACCTGAAAAGGCGTTTTCAGCCTCTCAGGAAGTATGCAGTCTTCAATCGTCTTTGGGCGATACGCTTCTGTCCATAATAAATGTTTCAAAATTTACCTCTTTCATAATAAATTAAG